TATCAGGCGCTGGAGGACGCCGCAGGACAGATGAGAGGCGGCTGGAACGATGAGTGAGCGGATGCGTCTCTCTCCCAAGCAGGTGCAGGTCATGACCTGGTGGCAGAACGAAAGGTGGGAGGCCCTCATCTGCGACGGCGCCGTGCGCAGCGGCAAGACCTTCGCCATGGGGCTGTCCTTTTTCCTGTGGGCCCAGAGGTGCTTTCAGGGCAGGCAGTTCGGACTGTGCGGCAAGACCATCGGTTCCCTGCGGCGCAATCTGCTGGCGGAACTGGTGCCGTACCTGCGGCGGCTGGGGATGACCGTGCGGGAGCGAAGAAGCGAGAATCTGCTGATCGTGCGCTACAAAGGCAGGGAGAACCGCTTTTTGCTGTTCGGCGGGCGGGATGAGTCCAGCGCGGCGCTGATTCAGGGCAGTACGCTGGCGGGAATTTTGATGGACGAGACGGCGCTGATGCCCCGTTCCTTCGTGGAGCAGGCCATCGCCCGCTGCAGCGTGCCGGGGAGCCGGCTGTGGTTCAACTGCAATCCCGAGGGACCCCAGCACTGGTTCTACCGGGAGTGGATCCTGAAGGCGGAGGAGCATCGGGCGCTGCGGCTGCATTTTACCATGGGGGACAACCCTGTCCTGTCCCGCAGGATCCGGGAGCGGTATGAGCGGGCCTACTCCGGCGTGTTCTACCGGCGCTTCGTGCTGGGAGAGTGGACGGCGGCGCAGGGGCTGGTCTACGACTTTTTTGACCCGCAGCGGGATGCTGTCAGCGTGCCGGAGGGGAACTTTGAACTGTGGCGCATCTCCGTGGACTACGGCACCTCCAATCCGGCCTCCTTCGGCCTGTGGGGCCGGAAGGACGGGTGCTGGTACCGGGTGGGGGAGTATTACTACGATTCCCACCGCTTCGGCCGACAGAGAACCGACGCGGAATACGCGGAGGATCTGGCGGCGCTGGCGGGAGAGCGGGTGATCCAGCGGGTCATTGTGGATCCTTCGGCGGCCAGTTTCATTACGGCGCTGCGGAGAAAGGGTTTCTGCGTGGTGAAGGCCAACAATGCCGTGACGGACGGCATCCGCGTGACGGCGGATCTGCTGCGGAGCGGGCGCATCCGGCTCTGCGCGCCCTGCGGGGACTGCCTGCGGGAGATGGGACTCTATTGTTGGGATGAGCGAGGCGGACGGGATGCGCCCCGGAAGGAACACGATCACGCCATGGACGAGATGCGGTATTTTGCTATGGATCTGATGAGCGAGGAGCGCGGCGGGTTCGCCGTGGCCAGCGTGACACGGCGGCCGCAGGAACTGTTGTAACGGCGGAGAAGAAAGGGAGGATTTTGTGCGGAAATTCTGGAGACGGGAAGCGGCGGCACCTGCTGCGGTGCAGCTGCGGAACGGGGAGAAGCACCCCTTCGGGATGCTGGGAAACTATGTGCCCCTGCGGCAGGGGGAGACGCAGCTGTATCGGGCCGTTCGCGAGGCGGTGCCTGTGGTGGATGCGGCCATTTACAAGCTGATCCGCATGAGCGGCGGCGTGCAGGCGAAGTGCGGGGATGAGACGGCGGAGACGGCGCTGAGGGAGTTTTTGCGTACCGTCCCCGTGGGCAGGGGGCAGTACGGCATCAACGCCTTTCTGGACTGCTATCTGGATTCCCTGCTGACCTGCGGCAGAGCTGTGGGTGAGATTGTTCCCGGTCAGGGAAACCGGGAGATTGCGGCGCTGCTGTGCGGCCGGGTGGAGGATATTGAACTGCGGGAGGGAGAGAATCCGCTGGAGTTTACGGTCTGCGGCTGTGATGAAACCGGCCGCATGGCAGAACTGCCCTACCAGAACCTGATTCTCTTTACCCCGCTGAATTCGGAGACGCAGAACCCCTACGGCGTGTCGCTGCTGCGGAGTCTGCCCTTCATGTCCGATGTACTGATGAAGATTTACCACACCATCGGCGTCAACTGGGAGCGATGCGGAAACGTGCGCTTTGCGGTGACCTGCTCCGGCGGGGAGGGCGTCAGCGCTGCCGAGCGCAGCCGGATGCTGGCGGAGGAGTGGTCCCGCGCCATGCGGGAGACCCGCGGCGGCAGCGTCCGTGATTTCGTGGCGGTAGGCGATGTGGGGATTAAGGTCATCGGCGGCGATGCGCCGATTCTGGACAGCGAGGTGCCGGTACGCCAGATTCTGGAGCAGATCGTGGCCAAGACGGGCATCCCGCCCTTCATGCTGGGGTTGAACTGGAGCTCCACGGAGCGTATGAGCGCCCAGCAGGCGGATCTGCTGACTACGGAGATTACCGCCATCCGCCGCAGTCTGACTCCTGTGGTGGAGCGCATCTGCAGACTGTGGCTACGGATGCACGGATACGCCTGCGGTTTTGAGGTGGTCTGGGACGACATCAACCTGCAGGATCAGGTGGAGGAGGCCCGCGCCGAACTCTACCGGGAGCAGGCACGGAAACTCAGGCTGGAGAACGATGCGTGTGAGAAGGAGGAAGCCGAGCGGCAGCCCAGCGGAGCGGGTGCCGTTCGGAGAGGAGGCGCAGCGAAATGAGTGGGTTTTTGCCGAAGGCGGAAACGAGCGATATGGAGCTTGCGGTGATGAGGTGTGGGAGACGCGAAATTTTCGCCGCAAGGCGGAAATGGAGCGTGACGGACTTTGCGGCGATGAGCGGAAACCGCGCTGAAAGGGGTATTTGAGATGGACATTCGAGAGGAACTGAAGGAGATCAATCAGTTTGCCAAGACCGCGCTGACAGAGGATCAGGTTTACGTGTTCAGCGTGCGGCTGTGCGACAACGAGGTGGATCGTGACTTTGAGCGGTTTGAAACCACGGCGCTGGAGACGCTGGGCGAGCTGTTTCTGGGTAGGAGCGGCGTGTTTGACCACCAGTGGTCCGCCAAGGGCCAGACGGCCCGCATCTACCGAACCGAGGTGGTTTGGGAGAAGGCCCGCGTGACCGCTGCCGGCGATCCCTACTGCTGGCTGAAGGCGTGGGCCTACATGCTGCGGACGGAAAAGAACGCCGATCTCATTGCGGAGATCGAGGGCGGCATCAAGAAGGAAGTCAGCGTGGGCTGCAGCGTGAAGCGCAGAATCTGCTCCGTCTGCGGTGCGGAGGAGGGCGGCTGCCGACACGTGCGCGGGCAGATGTATGAGGACCGTCTGTGCTTTACGGAACTGAAGGAGCCTCTGGATGCCTATGAGTGGTCATTCGTGGCGGTGCCTGCCCAGAGAGAGGCGGGCGTTGTGAAACGCTACGGCAGGGAGAGCGGCCGGGAGGCGCTGCTGCGCAAGCAGGCGGCGCTGGGCCGGAAGTATTTGCAGGAGCTGCGCCGTGAAGTGGTGCGTCTTGCCATGCTGGCAGACGAGGAGCTGGACGGCACCGTGTTTGCGGGGATGGCGGAGCGACTGGAAGAAGCGGAGCTGCAGGAACTGAAAAAGGTCTACGAGGCCCGCGCGGCCAAGAGATTTCCTGCAGAGCCTCAGCTGCGTGCCAAGCGCGCGGAAGCGAGAGGCGATGAAACTGTGTTCCTCGTCTGATGGGGACGAATCAAGAATAGGAGGAGTAAAATGAAGGTTTCTTTTGAGGGTATTGGCCAGTGGAGCGCCACCTTCGCCTGCGGCGATGTGCAGCAGGGTCAGGTGGTGAAGATCAGCGGCAGCGGTCAGGTGGACCAGTGCGCCGACGGCGACGCTTTCTGCGGCGTTGTCAGCACCGTGGGCCGCGACGGCGCCGCCTGCGGCGTGGTGCTGGGCGGCATGGTGACGGTTCCCTGTACCGGCAGCGTTCCCGCTCCGGGCTGGAGCGGCCTGAGCGCCGACGGCACCGGCGGCGTCAAGGTGAACAGCAGCGGCCGACAGTATCTGGTGGCTGCCGTGGACGAGAGCGCAAAGACCGTGACCTTTGTACTGTAAGGAGGAGCAGAAATATGGGCTATCATTTTGAAAATCTGAAGCTGGAGAAGGGCATGTACGGCCGCAGCGGCCACACCTTTACCCAGACGCTGGAGGAACTGGATCCCAGCGAAAATTACCGCGGCACCCCTCTGGAGGGTCTGGACGCCTTCCAGCGTCAGCTCAAGCGCTTTGACATCAAGGTCAAGGGCGTTGGCAGCGACCGCGTGGAGAAGTTTTTCCACAATACCGACTCTGCCGTGCTGTTCCCTGAGTTCGTGTCCCGTGTGGTGCGTCAGGGCATGGAGGAGGGCAGCATCCTGAAGGATATTACCGCCACCGTCACCCGCTTTGACGGTATGGACTACCGTTCCATCGCCTCCGTTCCCACCGAGGCGGAGAAGAAGCTGCTGCGCGTGGAGGAGGGTGCTCAGATTCCTCAGACCACCGTGCGCACTCAGGAAAATCTGGTGCGCCTGCACAAGCGCGGCCGCATGCTGGTGGCTTCCTACGAGGCCATCCGTTTCCAGAGACTGGACCTGTTCTCCGTGACCCTGCGCCAGATCGGCGCCTACATCGGCCGTATGCATCTGGAGGACGCCATTGAGGTGCTGTGCAACGGCGACGGCAATAACAATCCTGCCACCGTTTATCAGGTGGGCACCGATCCCATCTCCGGCAGCGCCGGTACTCTGAGCTATGAGGCTCTGCTGGATTTCTGGAGCCAGTTCGATCCCTACACCATGAACACTCTGCTGGTCAGCAACGACGTGATGCTCGCCATGCTGAAGATGCCTGAGTTCCAGAATCCCATGACCGGCCTGAATTTCCAGGGTACCGGCACCCTGACCACCCCTCTGGGCGCAAAGCTGCTGCGCACCAGCGCACTGGGCAGCGGCAAGCTGATCGGTCTGGACAAGAACTTTGCGCTGGAGCAGATCTGCGGCAGCGAGATTACCGTGGAGTATGACAAGCTGATCGACCGCCAGCTGGAGCGCGCGGCCATTACCTCCGTCTCCGGCTTCGCCAAGCTGTTCGGCGATGCCGCCAAGGTTCTGACGGTCTGATCTTCCGCCTTTGATGAAAAACCGGCGGGCCTGCTGCGGCAGGCCTGCCGGAGGGAAGAATGGGAATGGTTCGGTAAGGAGGATCGGATGCAGGAGAGAATTTTTGCGCTGGCGGCCAATATCACCGGAGCCGGCGAGGAGGAACTGGAGCTGCTGGCGGCACTGTGCGAGGCGGCGGAAGCCCTGTGGAGGGGACGGCTGAGGGTGGACATTTCGGAGGAGAACTGCGGCGAAGCCTTTGCCTGCGGGGCGGCCTTCTCCGCGGCGGCGGACTTTTTCGCCTGCCGGAGCGGCGTGGAGTCTTTCAGGGCGGGAGAACTCTCGGTGAAAGCCGGTGCTTCCGGCGAACAGACCGCAGCGCTGCGAAAGAGCGCGGAGCGTCTGATGGCGCCCTATGCGCAGGCGGAGGATTTCTGTTTTAAAGAGGTGCGGGGATGAAACGACAGGTACGGGAGATCCTGCGCCGCTTTGGTCAGAGGGTCACGCTGTGTCAGGCGGCGGGCGAGAGCAGCTGCCGCGCTTTTTTGCAGCCGGTGGAGAAGATCGCTGAGCAGGCGGTCACGGACATGACACCGCTGGGCGGTCTGGACCGGCGGCTGTGGCTCTATCTGGGAGAAGCCGCCGTGGAGGCGGAGGACCGGATCCTCTGGAACGGAAGATTGTTCCGGGTGCGCAGCAGCCGGCCCTGGTATGTGGGTGGAGAGACGCTGTACTGGTGGGCGGCGCTGGAGCAGGCGAAGGAGGCGGAAGCATGAAGGAACTGATGCAGGTGCGGCAGGCGGTTCTGGAGGCG